CATCAGCACCCCATCTAGGTTGCCATCCTGTTTTTTCACAAGCATCTAGAATATAAGTACTCCAAGTCCCAAGTTCTCCTACAAACTCATGGAATGGAGTAACAGGTAAAGGTTCATCTTGACCTGTAATTACTTCTAAATGCTCAGCATAGTCCTGCAATAAATCATTGTGAACTAAATTCAAGATTTCTATCACTGACTCTGAAGGTAGTTTTTCTACACTTGAGATATAGTGGTCCTCTTTAAAGGCTTCTCTTGAATTAGTCAGTATACAATCTACTGCAGAACCTATCATAAAATGTTCTGCTGAAGAGTCAAACTCTTTGTGAAAGGAACCTAAGTCCCCTAATAATAATTTTAATTTGGACTGGCCCAAGGCCTCAGATCCATAGTACTCTAGTACTTCTTCTTTTGTAGCTACTATTACGGACATGTTACATATTGTTTTAAGATTACTTCACTTTTAAAGTGGTCAAGTGTCATACCTACAATAGTTTTAAACTCAGAGTTCAAGTCAAACTTGAAGTCTTTCATCATAGAATACTCTAGATCAGGACTTTTACTCTTAAATATATCAAACTGCATCATAGACATATACACCATTTCCATATCTGGAGTCCTTCTGGATCCAGGCTTACCTTGCTTGTAGTGAAACAATATACAAGGTCTTTTATGAACATCATCTTCAAGGGGAAACATGCCTGCAATAGAGGTAGCCATCATAAATAATTCCTTCCCAGGATTCATATTCTTTTGGATACCTGCCTTAATTTGTAGATTAAAAGGAATGTACATTAAGTCTATCTTAGCATTGTCATGCTTTTTGCTTACAAATCTAGAGGTCTCACAGAAATTAAAACCTAGCTCTCTAAAGAACTTGGCATAATGTCTTTCTGCAGTACTCCCCTTTCTTTTGTTTGTTGCTCCAATTCCCATATAAGATTTTTAAGGATTAATAATAAAAAACTTAAATACCTTTGGAACTATTCCGTATCATCAACAAGTTGTATAAGTGATTGCCATGCTGAAACTGTATGGGCAGCTTCTTCATGTCTTTGCAATTCTTCTTCTTCTTCATCTTGCTCAAGGCCCCAAGTAAAATTTTCTCCGTAATCTTCATCATCATTATCATCAAATTCATCATCTGAAGACTCTAAAGATTCTGAAGGGATATCAAATTGGGCAGCTTCAGCTTCTAACTCAGCCATTTCTATCACTTCTTCTAAAGTAAGTTGTCTGTTAGGTATAACAGGTTCTTGTACTACAGGTTCTGCAACAGTTGACTCATTGTCAAATAAAAGAGCTTCATCTTCTACGGAAAGTTCTTCTCTATGAATCACTACAGGTTCAAATTCTTGTTCTACAAAGGTGTCCTCTCCTTCATTGTGCAAAAAGTTTGGTAGTATTTGATTCATATAGGCTTCTAATTGTGTCAAAGACTTTGTCTTTTTGACTTCAAATAATCTTGCAAAGGTATTCTTCTCTATTTCTAGTGAGGAAAGCATTCTTACCTCTATACCTTTTTCAAAGCAAGCTTGTAATATTTCTTTTTGAAGTCGCCTATTTAAAGGCATTAGACCAGGGTCAGTGAAAAAAGAAGTGGAATAAAATAAAACGTAATTGGTGTAGGAGAAATTTTCAGATCTAATGTCAGAGAACTTAGAAACTGATTCATTTAAGTAAGCTTCCTTTTTCATAGCACATACCATTAAAGGTACTCCTGATTCTGAAAAGAGAACTCCCTTTGCTATAAAGAAAGTTCTACCATTGATTTCAATCTTTCTTGTATAGTGAGCCATCTCAAAAGCATCTTTAATATTCTTAAGAGTGTTTGGTTTCTTATAAGTAACATTAAAAGAAGGTTTATTGTAATATACAAGTCCTTCTCTTTCAAATGTAGTACTAATAGCAACAAGAGGAATATAATCATTAGCAATAATAGCAGTCATATCAAAAAGGGATCTTCCAAAATTCCCTAAAGAATACTTAATTATGTTCATAATTCAGATTGAGTAAAGTTCATAGGAACTACAAACTCGTAATAGAATGGGACTTCTCTGAGAGTCTCACCTAAATAAACATTAGTAATATGATTGGTAAAGAATGCTGACATAAGAGAACCTATCATAGCAGCAGTGTGAGAAGTTTGCTTCATTGTACATGGAGCTTCTTCTACAGCACTGTCATGAAATAAATGTATTCTTTCATATTTATCAGCATTTTCAGGAGTAACACAGAATATCTGTAATTGCTCTATTTCTAACCTACCATCTATGAATATGGCTGTAACTCCATCAGGGCAACTTCCCCAAGATTCTTTCCAATTCATAAACAAAGTTCTTCTAGCTTCCATATTGTCAAAAGCAGAAAAACTATACCAATGATGTGGAGTTACTGATGTAATTCTTTCATTAAAAGTAGATATTCTGTTCCCACAGAAGTTTTCTACTATTTTTTGAATTGCAAGTACTTTAGAACTACCAATATCTGCCTGTTGAAATAATTGACCACCTAAATTGTGGTCTTCAACAGTATCAAAGTCATAAATATTGACTTTAAAACCTATCTTAGTTAAGAAGAAACATAACCAAGAACCAATGCCACCAGCTCCACCTACTAAACAAAGTTCATTATTTTTAGGAAACCATGGTGCATCTTTAAACCTACTTTGCTGACTTGTGTCCCTCATGTTCTATAAAGTTATTAATCATTGATGTAATAGTTCTAAGAGTTACCCTAATTTCAGGGTACAACATCACAATATCCTCTAGTAAATCTAGAGTTTCATGTGTGTATTGTACAAAATCAGACTCTTTTGCATTAGGAAAATGCTTTGCAAAAGTTTTAGCATAGTCATTGATTACACTTTTTGCTAATTCAGAAGGTGTTAACTCATACTCAGCTAAAAGGTCAAGAACATCTTCAATAGTTTCTTCTTCTCCAGGGGTTGCATTAGTATAACTAAACAAATCCTTAGCAAAACTATAGATAGATATAGCTTTTAAATCATACTCTATTAAATCATCTAATTCTTTTTGAGGAATATAAGGACTATTCCAATCATCAAACAAAGTAGGAGCAGAAAAAGAATCATTCCACCTTTTAATTTCATCATCCTCTTTCTTAGACCAAGTTTTATTTTGATAAGTGGTAGTTTGTCTGGGAAAGGTCTTCACAGGTTTAGGGACCATGATTTTAGCAACTTGTTCTATGAATTGTTCAGTAACTGATAATTCTTGTAAGTCACTATATATTTCACAATCATAAATAAACAACTTCTGAGTATTAACTTCAAAATCTTGTCTATCAATGATGTAATCATTACCATTTACATTCTTAGCTGTATATGGAACCTGTTTAATATCTTTCTTAGCTTCCCCTATAAAAGCAACTTTAGCTATGAAATCCATAGCATTATTTACAATTAAGGATAAGTAGAAATTATGTGCTGGAGCATTGTCATTTAGCTCAGCCATGTCTGTACCTGAAAAGAACACTGCCATACTATTATGACTGTGAATATGACCTAATTTCCAAGTACATCTTTCTTCAAAATCTTCTTCAATGAAATCCATAAATCTTTCATCAAGATTGTATTCAGTATAAGCTGAACTACCCATGTCTAATGGAAGGATTGTTTTCAAAGTAATTTTGAAAGTTTCAGGTTTTTCAATACTACCCTCTGTAGTATAAAATAGAGCACCTGACCACTCTACTTTAGAAATTAATTTACACAGATACTGTATCTGATGTAACACCTCTACTGGCATTACTAATGGTATGATGCAGTCTAGTTGCACTCTTGGCAACTGCTTTTTCATAGATTCGGCACTCAAGTTTTCTAATGACATTTTCTAAAAATTTAGGATAAACAATATATTCTTCAATTGAAATAGGTTTTTGACTTCTCCTATCTTCTTTAATAATTTTAGGGTAGATTTTTCTACCTCTAAAAATAGTGTATTCTTCTGTTGCAGTAATCTTATTAAGACCTGTTGCAACAGCACCTTCTGGTCTCATTTGTAGATAGTTATCAAAAGTGTTTGCTGCTCTAGTTACAAGAATACTTTTATACTTATCAAAAGTAAATTTCCTTAAAACTAACTTCTTAATAAATTCAGAAGCTCTTAAATTAGAATGTATCTTGTAAATACCATCAGATATGTAAAAATCTACATCTAAAGGAATTTTTTCATCTAGGATTAAGTTATAAATAGTCTCTTCATAATTTGAATGAGAACTAGTAACTCTAAGGTTATTAGCATTTTTAACTACTTCCATTCTAATAAAGGGAACACCCTCTAGAGACTCCCAAGTAATCATACTATCTACACAAAATAAGAACAACTCATACCTATCAAAATCCATATCTACTTCAAACTCAGCCATCATTCTGCTTACATCAGTGTCTCCACCAACACAGAAATAACTGCAATAGAGAGGATTATCTTTCCAACTATTGTGACTACTTAAATGGCTTTGCTGATAACTAGAAGTAACTTCTAAATCAGTTTTAGAAAGTCTACCACCCTCTAACTTGTAAGGATGCACAGCTCCATTAGTCCATTTAAAACTATGGTAAACAAATAAATCTCTTATTTCATGGCTCTTTCCTTGACTATTAGTAATAGTGAACTTTGGATAAATAACTTTAAAGTAAGGGATAAAATATCCACCATCATAGTCAAAAAGAAAACCTAAATCAGCTTGATCTTTGTATTTTGCTTCAAACAAGTCTAATATTCTAAAGAATTGAGATTTGAACAGAGATTTTTCAATTGAAGTCAGGTCACCTGCACCTCTAATTTGAATAATCTGCTTGTCAAAGAGTCTTTCTAAGAACTTTTTGTTCTTATGAAGTCCTAATAAAGTTGCATTATTTAAAATGTTTTTAATAGGATCATTGTCTGGATTATTGTCTTTTATACTTCTTGACATAATAAAGAAATTAAAGGGCTTACATTACATAAGCCCTTAATTAATACTAGTAACCTAATTCTCTAGCTTCTCTAGCTATATCAGACTCTTCTCTAGTAATTTGAGGAGACATTTCAGAAAGAAGATTATTTAAATGTTTATTAGCTTTGTAATAAGAATCATAATCTTCTAAAGAAGAAATTAATTCAATAGCTTCTTGAACTCTCTCAATATCTGACAAGTCAGAATTATCAATAGAGTCAAAACTAGCTACAATTTCATTTACAATTGATGTTTCTTTTTCTATTACGGAACAATACTTAGCTACTAAATCCTGTACTACAGGAGTTGATAACTGAGTTACATTTTTACCATCAATAGTAAATTTCCCTTTATCTTCAGGATAAATAGCAATATGATCTTTGATAACAGCAAAACATTCTTTTCTATCTAAAGAACCTGACTTAGTTTGCTTTGGTCTTAAGAATAATCTGAAAGCAGTTGCTGGTAATACAGCTAAATCATTTACCAAGTCAGACTTGTTAATGTTTTCTGCTGCCAACAAAGAACTTAAATCAAATCCTGCATTTCTTACAAGGGGTTGTAATTCTCCCCAAGTATTTACAGAAGTCATGATTTTTTGCATTTGGCCACCTCTAGTAGCATAAATAGTTATCTCTCTTTCAGAGATACCTGGAGCTTGTACTTCACTCATAATTTTAATTTTTTAAAGATTAATTAATTCTTTTTGTTTCTTCTTTTTAAGAAGGACATTTATGTGAGCTAGGTTAATATATATTCCTTTGAACACATAATTGTAATCTACATTGTAAGGAATCTGATGAATTGTATCATCATCATACTTTATCACATTATAAATAGTCTTAGCAGGCAGATTAGCTGTATAACTTTGTGATTTGGTTGTTGGCATAAGCCAAATGCAAGGATTACTCCTAGCAATAAAATAGATAACCTTTTTGATAAAGGGTTCCCAATATTCGCTATGGTCTGTGGTTGCCCCATAAGTTAGGGACATTCTTAAGAAGAAAAGGCCTTCTTGTACTATAGGAGAAGCTTCTTCTCTAGCTATTAGTACAACCTTAATTTCTGATACAGGCATAGAAAAAACCCTGAAGACTTCATCAGCTTCAGGGTAATATTTTTCTTTGGGTAACACTTCATTTTTAAAGTAAAGGAAAGTATCTGTATTGAATTCACTCAGGAGAGGTCTCCAAGAATGATGAATTAATTTAAAATTCATTGTGTAAAATCTTTTAAGAATTGATGAAAATATTGCTTATCTATAGCAATACAGTCAGAAGGGTCTTTGATACCTACAGCTAACCCTCTTTCAGGTAGCCATAGATTCTTTGCTTTACCTGGAATAAGAGTATTTATATGAGTTTTGACTTTTTCAGAAGCTACCATACCAGGTTGATCATTATCAAACCATACAATAACATTAACAAAATTCTTAATCAATTGATTTAGAATTAAGTTATTGGGCATCATACCTTCATTTTGAAACCAAACTACATTTTTACCATTATTCTTCAGTACTCTATAATCCTTATAACCTTTAGTAATAATCAATTCTTTACCATAAGTTAGCAATGAAGTAATGCCACCTACATCATCTCTATTGCAATTAGTTAAGAATCTTTTTTTACCTTCTCTCATAGGGAAATAGATTTTTTTTCTTGATTGAGGAAATTCATTGTAACTGTATGCAAGATCTTTGCAATCAATAACATGACTCCCTGTTTTGGTGTTTAAAGCAAATAGTTTTTGAACTGGAAATACTCTATCTTCAATTAGATGTTTCTTCTTAATCTCATATTGAGACCAAAAGTTCTCATCTTGGGAACTAAAAGGCCTTGCTTCTATAAGAAGCTTAACTCCTTCTTTATTGACTTTCTTAACTTCTTCCTTAACTTGAATAGGCTTTAGAGACATATTTCCCTGTATAAGAGTCTTATAAATGTAATCTAAAGTTAAATAAAAATTAGGTAATTTGAAGTAATCTTGTACTATATTAAAACAGTCACTGTGGGGTCTTCTGCTACCAAAATCTATAAAATAAAGTGTTCCATTGTCATGTAAACTAAACCAGCATCCTGCTTTATCATCATTTCTTAAAGGAGATACTACATAATCAAATTCTTTAGGCTCGAACTTGAACACTAATTCAAATATTTGTTCTTGAGTTACTAAAGATAAGATACTTTCTTTACTAATAAAACCTCTTCTATCTAAGTTATCTGAATTGTATTGATATAAGCTCATAACAGAAGAGGATTAAATTTAGTTAATTACCAAGTACCTGAAGGAACACCTGCAGTAGCACCCATTGGAGATGCTGCTGTAGCACCACCCATTACTTGTTGAGTACCTTTGTTACCTGACAAGAAGTTAGCATCTCTTTCAAAAGGATGTTTTTGGCCATTAGAGTTAATGTAAACTAGTTTACCATCTTCTAAGTTGCCCATTGCATCTTTCTTTTCAATCCATACTCCAGGTTGTGCAGGAACAATAAAGTAACCACCTTTCATGTTCTTTGGTAAAGTAGGATAAGTTTTGTCTTGAAGACTACCATCTTGTTTTTTACCAAAGTTCCATTGATATTCTAAGAATAAATCCAATGGTTTGCTATTGTAACCAATAGGTAACAAAGCACAAACTCTTTGAGCATAGTCAGCAAAACTAACTACAGGGTTTGCAAATGAAGCTCTTAATGCATCTTCTGTAACACCTACTGATTTCAAGTAGTGAGTTACTGTAGCATTTTGTTGAACAATCAAAGCATTGAAACCAGCAATATACTCAGCAGAAGCTTTATCTGTAATTTCAGCATTGTTTTTATCAACAACTCTGTCTACAGGATTAAGCCACTCTTTGTAACTTCTGTCTCCAATTTTTACTTCAATCTCAATAGCTTCTCTAGCAGGTTGATTTTCTTTAGCCACATTAGGACTATAAGCAAATTTTGCTAAAGTTGCTACTCCAAAGTTACCACCAAACTTGGCTCCACTCTTAGTTTTCAATGATTCATCTGAATCTGATACAAATCCGTATCCTTGTAATTGTGACATATTTAGTCTTTTTTAATAATTAAACAATTCTTATCTCCAGGTTTCATCTACTACTTCAGCAGTCACAGGAGTGTTTTCTTCTAAAGCTTGAGTTCCCATTTCTTCTTGGTTATCAAAAGCTTGAGTAAGCTCTGGACCAGAAACATGAGCTACTTCAGCTACAGGAGCTTCATCAGTATCATCTTCAAGTTCAATACCTGTGTACTGTTTCTTAGCCTTTCTGTTCTTTAATTTAGGGTGACCCCAAACCATCTTGTTCATATCAGACTGAGTTCTGCCATAGTGTTCAGCAATTTCTTTTCTGCTTTTACCTTGAGCTAATAACCCTAAGACATCACTAATAGTGATTCTTAAAACTTCTTGTGTTGTAGTTGCAACACTCTCTACTTGTGCACTTTCTTGTGACATATTGTATAGATTTTAAAATTAAAAATTATTTATGAACCTTGCTTTGTTTTTCTTGGTCTCCCTGCTTTTTTCTTAACAGGTGCAATTTCTGCAACAGTTGGTTTTTCAACTTGTTTAACCGTTTCTCCATTACCTTTTGCTAATGCCAAAGCAACAATAGCACAGATAGTACCTCCTATAAAACAACAGAGGTATACGATGTAAGTATAAAAACTATCCATAATATTCTGCAATTTTAGTAACAACATACCCTAAATCATTAGGAATAAATTGTTGGTCAAACATACCAAATGGAGATTTAGCTGAAGAATACTGCTCATTCTCATTAGTCAAAAATTCTTTTACAGCTTTCTTTGCTGTAGCATCAAATCTACTAATACCAATAAGAGTAACATCAACTTTGCCCTCTACAGTCAAATACTCATCTACCATTTTACCTGTAGCCTTGTATTTCATATAGATTCTACCATCAGGACCTGGAGTACTATCTCCATGAGCCAAAATGATAACATTTTTACCTGCTGCATCTAGTTTCTCTATGGCATCAAAGATTTTACCCATAAAGTAACCAATTTGCTTAGGTGCATCCCAACCTTTAGTCAAAGCATTAGCCATATACCAATTCTGCATTACATAGTTTGAATCATCCCACACAATGTTTTTGTATGGACTATTCACTAAGTTTAAAAATATAGATTCTATATCTTTTGCATTATCAGTAATGACTCTTCTACCTGTTTTTAAATCAGGCATAGTAGTAATTGGGTATGCTGCTCCACTCCCTCTAAAAGGAAGAGGCTTTGAAGTAACTGATATTAAATAAGTTTCTTCAGGAACAAGGCCTTTAATACCTAACTCAGGTATTTGTCCAATACTTGTGGACTTTCCAAACCCACTAGGGGCCAAAACCAAAATCTTTGGCATACTTTTTTCTTTTAAATGATTAAAGATTCAAATTTCTTTACATCACCATACATGTTGACTCTAAAGTGTTGAGGACAAACACTGTGTCTAGATTCTACTAAATGTATAGTTCTCATAAAGGGATACAAAAGAGATTTATCAGGTCTTCTAATTTGCTTACCAAAATGCTTACTAAGATTAAACTTATCATCATTAGGGTTAAACATTGTAAAGATATAGTTACTATCCTCACTTAAATTACCTGTCTCTTTAATATCATCAGACTGTGGAAACAGTCTATCATCATCATACTGCCTTCTTCCAATATCACTCAGTGCTCTATTAAGGTGGATAATGTGCACAAAAGTGAAATTGCAAGTGTTTCTAAACTCTACAGCGTATTCTGAGAACTTATCTACAGTTTCTTTCATCTTGAAACCTCTCTCTGGCAATAGCTTTCTCAAATGGTCAGTTATGACAATAACATACTTAGCAGGGTTCTTTGGTTTATAACCTATCATTCTAGTGTAGGTTACTCCATCCTTCTCTGTACTCTTATACATAAATTCACCATTTTCCTTAGCATAGGCTAAAAGATAATTTCTAACTCCAGTGGGATTGTCTTTGATTTCCAAAAACTTAATAATCCCTTTAGAAACTTTTTCTCCCTTGTCATTATACTCTCCAAATAAAGGTATTATTCTAGTTCTATAAACAATCTTGATTTTCTCAATAATGTCTAGTGGAACTCTAATAATTTCTTTGGGAGCATCAAGGATTGCAGTATCAAACTCCAACTCGCCTCTTAAAAAGGCAGAGGATAAAGATACAACATTTTTCTCTTTATACAATTTTCCAGGGGGCAAATTTACAAGATAAATGCCAAAATCTGTGTGCAGAAAATGGGCAACAAAATCAAATTCTTTGCTTACTCTGTCAATCTCATAAGAGTTGTAGATAAACTCAACATCAATCAACTGACTATTTAACTTTTCATACTCATAATTAAGAGTAGTCCTTGTTTCAAGGTCAGTTGTTGTTTCAAGTCTAGTGGCAAGTGCTTCAATAGAAGCACTAAGTTTGGCATTATGGTCCAATACATGAATGGCAGGCTCTATACAAAAGCCTACATCTACTAAAGTTGACTTCCCTCCCTTTGGGGCAGCTCCAACAGTGTAAATTCTTCCCCTTTGGATTCCATTAATTGCCTGTGAGATAGTCTTAAGACCTTCCCCCATAGGAAGACCTTTATTACTACCTTTTTGACCTGCTTCAAATGCTGCTTTAAAATTCATTATTGCATCATTGAAGTTATATCCTCACTATTGTTGGAAGAAGTGTCAGAGATTGCTTCTCTGTATTTTTCTACCCAACCTAATAGTGCTGAAGTTCTATCTCTTCCCACTCCTTTACTAATAAAGTAGTGAGAACTAACCAAATATTCTGAGCTAGATAAAGTCTTAAAGTACATTTTAGTAGCTTCAATAACTTCTTCTTTTCTCACATCAGGATTATCAGCAAAAAATGCTTTCATTCTTGTGATTGCATCCTTTCCTACAGCAGCTCTTTTGCTGTTTATTCTCTTGAACTCTGCATTCCATTCTAATACCCACTTCCACTTGTCAAAGGCTTCCTCATTAATAAACAAAGGAATATGCCATATAACTTCTCTGTTTGAGTCAATGCCCAAAATGTTAGTTACATTCATTCTTTGTACTAAGAGTGGTGGTGTATAAGAAGGTCTGCAGTTAAAGAAAATAGACAAAAGATAAGCCATACCATCAGCTACAGGAATATTGAACTCTGTCAATACAGTCCTAATTTGTGGATTTATTTGCATTTTCAATTCTTTTTTTAAAGTTATCAAATCTTATATAATTCACTTTAGATTGATTCAAATTCTCAATAGCATTCTCAAGCCATTTCTCATCTTGAGTGCTTTCAGAAACTATGATATACAAATGAGCTTCATGGCCAGGTCTAAACCTAATCAATCTACCTATTCTTTGAACCAAATCTTTCTCTTTAGAATTAAGCTGTCCAATAATACCTGAATCAACTCCAGGAAAGTTATGTCCCTCATTTACAGCCTTTACACAAGATAGTCTATTAATCTTTTCTGCTTTAAAAGCATCATAAGATTCACTACTTGATTTAGAATGATAGAATGTAGGACAAACTTGTTCAGCTTGTTCTATGTTTCCACAAAAGATAATAGTTCTATCATCTTGTGGGATTACTTTATCAAGTAAATACTTGATTACTGCAGTTTTAGAAGGAATCTTGTAAATAAACTGCATTCTACCTAAGATAGCAAATTTCATCTTAGCTTTACCTTGAGGAGAATCATCTCCAAAGCACTGTTGTACTCTTTTGTTACAGTAAGCATAAGTTGCTGCTTCAGTAGTCATAAAAGGATTAGCCTTGTTACCACCTTTAATATTCTTTGTAACATTGTCTAAAGGCACTGTAATAACAGTAATCTTATAAGGTGCTACAAAGCCAAGTCTTACAGCTTGGTCTAAAGTAAGTTCATAAACAAGTTTAATACCTAAGTCAGAAAGAATTTGCTTCTTAACAGGGTCAGTAGGAGGAGTTGCAGTAAGTAGTACTGTTCTCTCTACCTCATTGTTTAAGAAAAATTCTGAAGACAATTCTGTAATGTTGTGGCCTTCATCAAGAATAGCTAATGGAAAATCATAACCTTTGACTTTAGATGCAGAAGCATAACAAAGTCTTTGAGTGTGTTTCCAGATATTTTGAGCTTCCCATTTAGTAAACTCTTCATCCCAATTCTCATCTCTAAGCTTTTCAGTAGGTACTAAAAGAGCTGTGTGATAATCATTTCTTGGATTAAAGTAATG